CAAGTCTTATAGTAGCATTACCAGCTATATTAGGATTAATTGCACGTCTAGGAAGAAACGCTTCTAAGTTAGTAAGACAGTATTTTGGAGCAAAACCAGAAGATCCTTCAGCAGCTGAAAAGTATTTCCAAGATATGGGTAAATTAGCTGATCAGTTACATCATTTATATGTTAGACCTATTGAAGCAATTGTTCACAAGTTTGTTAAAGATCCTAAAAAGGCTCATAACATTTCGAATGCTATCTTTCACATAATAGTTGCAATCTTCTTAATCGCTTCAGGTGTTACAGCAGTAAAAGCATTACAAGCTAAGAATATTAGTTTAGCTAGTTTAGAAGGTGCATTAACCGCTGTAAAAGGTGGTGAAGTAAAAGAATACTTAAGCAAGTTCTTTGCGTAATATATAAAAGTTTTCAAGTATTTAACTGTTTTCGGAAATAGTATATATTTATATACAAATATACCGTTTTTATACGGTATCCCACACTACAAATTTCTATTACGATTCTAATAATCGTACAAATCACAACAATTTTATTGTAAAATGGCAAACAAAGATTTATTCAAGCAAGCGATTGCTGAAGCCAAATCTGTCCGTGACGCCGCTATCGCTAATGCAAAACAATCTTTAGAAGAGAGTTTAACTCCTCATTTAAAAGATATGTTAGCCGCTAAACTTCAAGAACTAGAAGGTTCTGAAGAAGAGGTAAAAGCAGAAGAAGGATTAGTAGCAGAAAGCGACTTAGGCTTTAGTGAAGCAGCAGAGGATGATTCAGAAGAATCTGAAGACGATGCTGCAGCAGCAGAAGAAGCACCAGAAGGTGAAGCAGCTCCTGAAGAAGAAGGTGAGGCCGATGAAGATAAAGAAGTAAGCGACTTATCAGTTGAAGACTTTAAAAATCTAATTCGTGACATCATCGCTCAAGAAATGGGTGCTGGCGCTCCAGAAGGTGAACAAATCCCAGGCGAAGAGATGCCGGGTGCAGAAGGAGATTTAGAAGCTCCAGCAGCGGATGTTGCTGACAGCGAGGAAATCGACTTAGAAGAACTTTTAAAAGAATTAGAAGGAATGGGTGCAACTGCTCCAGCAGAAGGCGCTCCAGCTCCAGAAGAAGAAGAGGCTGGTTTAACTAAAGAAGCACAAATTGCTGAATTAGAAGCTAAATTAGCTGAATTAAAAGGCGAAAAAGAAGAAGAAGACTTACCAGCAGCACCAGGTGAATACGGTGGTATCAAAGGTGGTATGGTAGGTGAAATGAATGAAGCTTTAGCAACAATCGAATCTTTAAAGAAAGATTTAACTGAAGTTAATTTATTAAACGCTAAATTACTTTACTTAAACAAAGTATTAAAAGCAAACAATTTAACTGAAACTCAACAAGTGAATGTCATCGCTGCCTTTGACAAAGCTGAGACAGTTAAGGAAGTAAAATTAGTATTCGAAACTATCTCTGAAAGCTTAGTAACTAAAAAAGAAACTAGCACTATCAAAGAATCAAGAGGTTTCGCTAGCAAAGCAACTGGTACTACAGCAAGTAAGCCAGAAGTAATTAGCGAAGTATCTGATGCAGTTCGTAGAATGCAAAAATTGGCAGGAATCATTTAACATAACAAACAAACAAATTAAATCTTACAAAAATGGAAATTAATTCATTATTGGAAAGCTCAAACACTTACAAAAGCCAAGCAGCTGATGCAGCTCGTTTAGCTGATAAGTGGAGCCAATCTGGCTTGTTAGAAGGCCTTTCTGGAGAGAAAGACAAGACTAACATGGCTATGATCCTAGAAAACCAAGCTAAGCAAATCGTTGCTGAAGCTAACACAACTGGTACAGGTGGTACATTTACTGCTGGTGCTGGTGAACAATGGGCTGGTGTTGCTTTACCGTTAGTACGTAAAGTATTCGCTCAGATCTCTGCAAAAGACTTCTTATCAGTTCAACCAATGAACTTACCTTCAGGTCTTGTATTCTATTTAGATTTCAAATACGGTACTGCTAAGTCTCCATTCGGTGACGGCGATAACATGTACGGTACTTTGGATACTTTAGATACTGATCCAACAGGTGGTCTTTACGGTGTAGGTCGTTTCTCTTACTCTTTGAACACAAAGACTCAAGAAGACGTAGCTTACGCAATCTCTGCTGCAACTTCAGCATCTATCGGATTTGAAAGCGGTGTTAACCCTAGCGATTATGTAGTAGTAACTGCAACTTTACCAGCTGCAACTAACTTCGACGCTAAAGGTGTTCGTGCTTTCGCTTTAGTATCTGCTTCTGTTAACTTAGACGCAAATACATTAAAAGCTTATACTTCTACTAACGGTACTTCAACTGTATCTTTCGTAGTATTAGGTTCAGCTATCACTAAAGCGGTTGCTGCTACAGGTTCTGCTGGTACATCTGGCTTAGACGTAGTTTACCATAAGCAACCAGTTGATAACGCACGTGGTGATTTCGAAGCTAACTCTTCAGCTGCTGTAGATACTTCTATCACAATCCCTGAAATCGACGTTCAATTACGTTCTGAAGCAGTTGTTGCTAAGACTCGTAAATTGAAAGCACAATGGACTCCAGAATTCGCTCAAGACTTAAATGCTTACCATAGCATTGACGCTGAAGCTGAATTGACTTCATTGTTGAGCGAATATATCTCTATGGAGATCGACTTAGAATTGATCGACATGTTGATTCAAGATGCTCGTACTACTGAAAAATGGTCTGTAGAAAACAACAAAATTTGGAATGGTTCAGCTTGGACTACTTCAACTTCTGACTTCTACAACACACAAGGTCAGTGGTTCCAAACTTTAGGTACTAAAATCCAAAAAGTATCTAACAAAATTCACCAAAAGACATTACGTGGTGGTGCTAACTTCTTAGTATGTTCTCCTAACGTAGCAACTATCTTAGAATCTATTCCAGGATATGCTGCTGATACAAACGGCGACAAAATGGAGTTTGCAATGGGTGTTCAGAAAGTTGGTAACTTAAACAGCCGTTTCAAGGTTTACAAAAACCCTTACATGACTGAAAATACCATCTTAATGGGCTTCCGTGGTGGTCAATTCTTGGAGGCTGGTGCGGTTTACGCTCCTTACGTTCCATTGATGATGACTCCATTAGTGTACGATCCAGAAACATTTACTCCACGTAAAGGTTTGATGACTCGTTACGCTAAGAAAATGATCCGTCCAGAATTCTATGGTAAGATCTTCATCACAGATTTAGAGCAAATCTAATCTAGGATAGAGTAATATAAAGAGAGGCCTTCGGGCCTCTTTTTTTGTTTATATAGGTCTTTATTGTCTATTTATTAATATACAAAGAGTTGTTTCATTAAATAAAGATCTATGACATCAAAACCACACACTGATGAGGTATATGTTGAAAAACGTAAACCTAAAAACCCAATTAAATTTAATATACAGCTCAACGAGGAGCAAAAAATAGCAAAATCTATAATTATAGAAAATCCGATAACAGTTATAAAAGGTATGGCAGGTTCCGGAAAGACATTAGTTGCAGCTCAAGCAGCTTTAGATATGTTATTTAATAAGGATGTTGAACGTATTGTTATTACCAGACCAACCGTATCCAAGGAGGATATAGGCTTCTTACCAGGAGATATTAAAGAGAAGATGGATCCATGGTTAGCACCAATCTATCACAATCTATACATGCTTTACGACAAGGCTAAGATAGATAGAGATTTAGAGAATGGTAAGATAGAAATTGTACCATTTGCATTTATGAGGGGAAGGACTTTTGTAGATGCTTTCGTTATTGTTGACGAAGCCCAGAACGTAACTCATTCTCAAATGGAAGCCGTAATTGGACGTTTAGGTAAAGGAAGTAAAATGGTAATTTGCGGAGACATGGCACAGATAGATTTACATTCTAGAAAAGAAACTGGATTCTCTTTCTTAACAAGAGTTGAAGAGCAGGTACCTGGGTTTAGAATTGTTAATCTAGAAAAGAACCACAGACACGAAATAGTATCACCAGTCTTAAAGGTATATGAAACCTTTAGGGACTAGAGTTAGTTACTATTTATTAATAAAATAAAGAAGAATGGCTAATATACAGATATGGAACGGTTCATCACAGTTTGCAGCAGGGCAGACGCCGTTTGGATTTTATGACACAGATGCTGAGTTTATCGCAGAAGCTGATAAGGTAGCAAAATACTGTGCTATAAAGTTAGGATGGCCTTTAATGGATGTTGAATTAACATCTGGTTCTTTCTATACAGCATTCGAAGAAGCAGTTACTCAGTACGGTAACGAATTATACCAACAGCAAATACAACAAAACTTCCTTTCAGTACAAGGAGGTAACTCAGCTATAAACTTAAATGCTACTTTAGTTCGACCTTCTTTAAATAGAATGATCGAAATTAGTAAGAACTACGGAACAGAAGCTGGAGTAGGAGGTACAGTTAGAAAATACTCTGGTTCATTAGATACAGTACCAGATCAACAGACTTACGACTTGAACTTATGGGCAACACAACAAGGTATAACAGGTGGAATTGAAATTAGAAAAATATTCTACGAAGCACCTCCTGCTATATTAAGATACTTTGACCCTTATGCAGGTACTGGTACCGGTATACAGTCGTTGATGGATGCTTTTGACTTTGGATCTTATAGTCCAGGTGTAAACTTCCTACTAATGCCGACATCTTTCGATATGTTAAAAGTTCAAGCAATTGAATTTAACGACCAAGTAAGACGTTCGGCTTATTCTTTTGAAGTAGTAGGTAACCAGTTAAAATTATTCCCAGTTCCAAAGAACGGTGGTAAATTATTTTTTGAATACTATAAAAATTCAGATAAAAGATATATTGACGACGGCGTAATGTTAGGTGGAGGTTCTGCTGGATCAGCTTATGGTGGTTCCACGAACTCAAATAATATAATTACTAACATATCTAACGTACCGTATTCAAACCCGGTATATTCTGATTTTAATGCTCCAGCAAAAGCTTGGGTATATAACTACGCTGCAGCAGTAGCAAAAGAAATGCTAGCTTACATTAGAGGTAAGTATACTTCACTTCCAGTACCTGGTTCTGAAGCTACTTTGAATCAAGCAGATTTATTACAGGATGCTAGAACAGAAAAAGCAGCGTTAATAGAAGGGCTTAGGGCTAACTTAGCTTCAACTAATATGACATCCTTATTAGAAGCAAAAGCAAGTGAAGCTAAATTTTTAAACGATACCTTACAAGGTGTTCCAATGTTAATTTACATAGGATGATAAAGTTACTTCAAATATTAACTGAAGAAGAGTATAATACATACCAGGGATTAGTAAGAATTACTATATCTCCAGATGTTACTATACAGGAAACAGGTGAATTAATGAGAGCTTTACCAGGGGTTATTACTGTAACACAGGTATCTCATAATGATGCTAATAATACTGCTGTAATGAAGATGAAAATTATTACTAAACAACAAGCAGAAGCAGCATTTGCTAAATTAAAACAAGTTTCACTGAAAAAAATCCCTCAAATCTCAAAGTTTGAGTTCGCACCTAAAACAATTGAGGTAAAATGATATTTGGAAGTACAAGAGACTTTGGACTACTCACTAATATAGGTAGAGAATTACTCAAAGATATCATTGAGCAAGAGATCTTGTACTATAAATTCAGTGTAGAAGATACAGAAGCTAACTTATACGGTGAAGCCCTTGAAAAATCCTTCTGGAATGCAATAAAATTAAACTGTTTCATTACTAGAGGTGATCAAGTAATAACAGATGATGATTTTGGACCAGATTTAACAAGAGAAGCTTCATTTGCTTTTATAAGACAAGACTTAGTAGATACAAATATAGTACCAGAAGTAGGAGATGTATTACTTTGGCATGAAAACTACTACGAAGTAGACACAGTTGTAGAGAATCAACTATTCTTAGGTAGAGATAGTAGCTATAATTTTACAGAATACGGATCTAGATTCGGAAGCTCAGTATCTATTATAGTGAAATGTCACTTAACAAGAGCAGAAAAGGTAGGAATAACACAAGTAACTATATAATAGATGTCTAAGAATAAACCAATACCTAAAACACAGTTAGAGATTGCACAAAGTTTTGTGGATCCATTACTGAATACAGGTAAGTCCCCATCTATTGATAATAAAAGAAGAGAATTACAAAAGACTGTAAAGAACGATGATGTAAAACAGTTCTCTTTAGGTCTAAAAGACATAGATGAGACTATATTTTACTACTTTACTAAGGTAATTAGACCTACAGTATTACAGAATGGTATAAAAAAAGAAGTACCTTTACTATATGGCTCACCAGAACGATGGGCTGCCGTACAGAAAGACGGATTCTATAGAGATAAAAACGGTAAAATACAAGCTCCCCTTATAATGTTTAAGAGAGACTCTGTAGAAAAGAATAGAAGCTATGGAAACAAGTTAGATGCTAACAATCCACTTAACTATGGTATCTTTGAAAAGAGGTTTTCTAAGAAAAACATGTATGACCGCTTCAGTTTATTAAATAATAGAGATGAAGTAAAAGAATTCTACGCCGTTGTTATGCCAGACTTCGTAGATATAACGTACTCTTGTATAATATTTACAGATTACGTAGAACAAATGAATAAACTTGTAGAAGCTATTAACTTTGCATCAGATTCCTACTGGGGAGACCCAGAAAGGTTCAGTTTTAGAGCAATGATCGACAGTTATGCACAGACTACTGAGCTAGCTGCAGGCGCTGACCGTACAGTTAAG